AGATCCAGATTACACACTTGGCGCTGAATTAATCACAGATACAGCCGCACACACAGGCAGGTTTAAAAGTATTTTTTTTAAAGAAGATACACAAGTCAACACGGCTTCGCATAATTATTCAGGAAATTCTATTGATTCTGAAACTTTTCTTGCGGGTCAAACCATTTACGGATTATTTACAAGTATCACTTTATCAAGTGGCGCTTGCATAGCTTATAAAATCTGATGGGTTTATCTTCAGCATTAAAAAAAGTTTTGGCAAATAAAAAGTTAGCAGCTGATGTCACTTTCAGAAGTGTTTCGGCTGGTTCATATAATGCCACCACAGGTCTTGTTGCTGAAACAAATACTGATACATCAATCAAGGGTGTTTTAGAAGATATAAACAATCGCGAAGTCAATGAACTTATTGAAGCAACTGACAAAAAAATTCAAATTGCTGCGGCAAGTTTATCTTCTACACCAACAACTAAAGATAAAGTGATTGTCGGTTCTGTAACTTATTCAATAATCAGAGTTGAAACAAATCAATTTGCTAATGAAAAACTTTCTTTTGTTTGTTATTTAAGAGTATGAGAAAAATAAGAATTGACCAGATTGGTGATTATTCTGAAGAACAAATCAATACCTTGCTGTCGGTTGTTGTTTTAACTGCTGATCGAATAGTCAAGGAAGGCTCGCCAGTAGACACAGGAAGGCTTGCTGTTTCTTGGCAGATAGGAGAAAACGCAGAAAGCGGTTCGCCTGCCCCAGAAGGCAAATATGGAAGCGCTGGTAAAGGAACTGTTATAAGACCGCCGAAGCCTTTGAATTATCAGCTTGGCAAAGAAAATTTTAGAAAAAAATATCATATACACAATAATGTTCCCTATGCTGAACCTGTCATGCTTGGAACAAGTTTGCCACCGTCTTGGGGTGGTACTTACAGAAGTAACAATGGATTATCTGCAGGGCATCTAGATTTACTTGCAAAAGAAGTCAATAATGAAGTTCAAGATCTCTACAAACAAATAAGGGGTAAATAATGGCTGCAACAGATTTAAATACAGTAAGAGCCGCTATTGAAGGCAGAATCGCTACAGAATTAGCTAGTAGCCCCGCAATCAGTCTTGTGTTTCATAATATGGCTTTTGATGCTGGAAGTCAGGATTCTTTTGTTCAATGTCTTACAAGTTTTGGTGAAAGTAATTATTTAACATTAGGAAATGCAAGCGGTCAAAATCGAATAAATGGAATTGTTGTTTTAAATATTTTTACACCGCAGGGGGTGGGTTCTGGAAATAATTACACTATAGGCAAAAGGTTGAGAGACTTATATAATAGAATTACAGTTTCAAATGTTATTTTTGATTCACCGATTGGCCCTGAAGTTGTCGCGTCAAGTGTTCAAGGCAAATTTCAGACACAATTACGAATGACTTTTGAAATATTCGAGGAACTTTAAAAATGGCAAAATTAGAAATCACAGAAGAAATGCTTGATGCAATCGAAGCTGTTAAAGGACGCCGCGACCCTGCATATTGGGATGGACGTTGTAGGAGATATATGGAAAACCAAGAAAAATTAAAAAAAGATGTAAAAAAATCAGATAAGAGTTAATATATTTATAAATAATTCTTTTTTTTGTTATGGCTGCGATTAAGGGTGATGTTGGAAAAATTATGTTTGAAAATGCTGGCGGTACTGAAGCCGACATTTCAGGACTTAGAAGTTGGTCTTTATCTATTTCTAAAGACACAATGGAAACTACAGTTCAAGGTAATACCTCAAAAACATTTATCGGTGGTTTGATTTCTGGCGAAGGTTCAGCTGAACTTATTTACGACCCATCTGGTAACTCAGATTATCAAGCCTTTATTGATGATGTTTTAGTTACAGGCGATGCGGGCGATGCTCTCATTGAACTGTTTCCTGATTCAAATACTTCAGCTAAAAAAATCAGTTGCGCGATTATTATTACTAATGCAGAATATGGCGCGGCACTTGGCGAAGTTCAGATAATAAATATCAGCTTTATAACTAATGGTGCAATTACTAGCGCTATCTGATACATTAAGTTTATTAGTCAACTAATAACCAATGCCAAACAAAAGAACGATTGACCTGTTAACTGAATCTTATAAAGATCAGATGACAGCTAGAAGAAAATATGAATTTAAAAATAAAAACGGAGAAAAAATAGTTGATATATATTTTAAACCTTTAACAAGGGATGATCGTGTTCGCGCTCAAGGTGCGGCAAATACAGATGATGCTTTGACTATATCAACATATCTTCTTTGTAAAAATGCAGAATTAGAAGATGGGTCAAAGGCATTTGCAATAGCAGACGCGCCGAACCTACAAAGAGAACTCCCAGAAAATGTGTTAAATGAGATTGAATTATTTATGTTTGATATAAAATTAGACCTTAATACAGCAAAAAAATAATATCGCGAGATAATTGGTTTAATTTTGAATTTTTTCTCGCAACAGAATTAGGAAAAACTTTACAGGAATTACGTTCTTTGATTACAGAAGAAGAACTGATATTTTGGGCTGCTTACTATGAAGTTAAAAATGAAAGAGAAAAAAAAGAATTAAATCGCCAAAGAGCAAATAGAAGGTAATATATAATAAAGGCTTTTTTTGATTTGTGGCACAGGCGAATGTAAAACTCACAGTTGATGCTACACAAGCGCAAAGAGCATTGAAGGGCGTACAGGCTCAATCAGTAGGCTTACAGAATCAATTAGGTAAACTTAAAGCCGCATTTGCGGGAATTGCTTTCACCGCTATTGCAAAACAGTCTATTCAAACCGCAGCTAATTTTGAAAAATTAAACGTCAGACTTGGTTTACTTACGAAAGCATCGGGAACTTTTGCAAGGTCACAAGAAATAGCAGCAGAAGCACAAAAATTATTTGGATTAAGTGCTACGGAGGCTCTAGACGGAATAACAAATATAACTGGTAGATTACAACCTTTGGGTGTTGCGGTGGAGGATATAAGAACCACATTCATTGGTTTTAATACCGCAGCAAAATTATCAGGAGCAAACGCTATTGAAGCGTCTAATGCTTTTAGACAATTAGCACAGGCTCTTGGTTCTGGGCGCTTACAAGGCGATGAATTTAGAAGTATTGCAGAACAGGTCCCGAAAATTTTAAAACCAGTTGCAGACGAATTAGGTACTACAGTTGGAGAACTGAAAAAATTTAGTGCTGAAGGAAAAATTACTAGCGCTGTTGTAATAAACGCTTTAAAGAAAATTGAGGTAGAAGGCAAAGACGCTTTAGAAGCTTTATTAGAAAATGACCCGACACAGGTATTTAAAAATTTAGGTAACGCAACCGAAGATTTGTCTAGGGCTTTTGGTGATGTTTTGGCGCCAGCTGTTTTACCTGTTATTCGTGTAATAACAAAAGTTACGGAAGTAATAACAAATTTTGTAAATTCAGGCGCGGGACAAGTCACTTTGATATTTACTGGAATTGCTATTGCAATTAAAGGGATAACTATTGTTGCGCCTTTATTAAGCGCTCAAATATTGGCATTAAAAGCTAATTTTGCGGGTTTAGTTGTAGGTGCAAAAATATTCACAGGCTCTTTAGTTGGAGTCAAGGCGATGTTAGCCGCAAATACAGTTGGTTTTGCTACAGCTACAGCCGCCGCAAATGCATATAAAATTGCACTCGCAAAAACTGGCATAGGTCTAGTTGTTATTGGTTTGGGAACTTTAGCGGCTAAGTTTTTAGAAAATAAGGCCGCGACTGAAGCAAATGCAAAGGCCACAAAAGACTTTAACAGACAATTAGGAATATTAAAAGAAAACGGAGGTGAAGCCGCAGAAATTATTGAAGAATTAGCAAAAAAACAAAGAGAATTAAATAAGGAAAGAATAAGACCTGCTACTAAAAGAAGACTTGAAGAGGATATAGACGAATTAAAAACACGACAGTTAATATTAGAAGGTGAAAAAAAGCGTACAGATTTATTAGCACAAAATAAAAAATTTAATGATATGACGATTGCTTCATCTAAAGAAATTTTTATTTTAGAAGAAAAAATTAATGGAAAAACAGATGAACAAATAGACCTTGAACAAAAAATTCTTGACATAAGAACACAATTTGAACCAGAAGACGCAAAGCAATTAATAAGCCTTGAAAAGAAAAAAGTTAAATTACAAGATCAACTGGACTTAATAAATAAACAAAAAGAAGCTGCGCAAGAATTAAAAAGAAAATTTGATGAAATCGGTCAATCTGTTGAAGATAACCTTGTAAGAAATTTAACTGATGCTGTGATGGGCGCTCAAACGCTTGGACAAGCCTTAAGTAGCGTCTTAAGAAGTTTGCAAAGGCAACTTATTGAATTAGCTTTATCAAGCGCCATAGGTGGCATAGGAGGTATTTTTGGAGACTTTTTGAAAGGAATATTTGGCGGCACATTAGGAGATACACAAGGTAAATTTATGCCTTCAAATCCAAAGTTTAGAGGAGCTAAAGCGGCAGGAGGTCCAGTAAAAGGTGGGAGTAGTTATATCGTCGGTGAACTTGGGCCTGAATTGTTTACACCAAGTCGTTCTGGAATGATTACACCAAATCACGCTTTAGGGGGTACTACTAACGTGGTTGTAAATGTAGACGCTGCTGGTTCTTCTGTAGAAGGTGATGACCAATCTGCAAACAAATTAGGAGAGCTTATTGCAGCTGCGGTGCAATCTGAGATAATAAATCAACAAATGTCGGGAGGTTTATTAAGTTAATGGCAAATTTTCCAACAACAGTCAATCCTACTTATGGTACAAGAAAAGGCTCGCAACCAAATATAAGGATTGCACAATTTGGTTCAGGTTATTCTCAAAGGTCAACTTTTGGTATAAATCAAAATTTAAAAATTTATCAATTTAATTGGAGGAATATTTCAGAAACAGATGCAGATGAAATAGAAACTTTTCTTGATGCTCGTGCTGGTGTAGAACATTTTGATTACACACCCGCAGGTGAATCCTCAAAAAAATTTATTTGTAGAAGTTGGGAAAAAACAATACCTTATTTAAATAAAGCATCTATTACAGCAGTTTTTGAAGAGGTGGCAGAAACATGAGCAGTTCACAAATTGCACCAGCTTCACCAGATGTAGCTGCAGAAATACAAAAATTAGAACCGTCTGCTCTTATAGAGTTATTTGAACTTACTTATACTGTTGCAGTTAATGGTATAGATCAAACAGTCAGGTATCATGCAGGAACCAATCAAATAAGATCAAATATTGTGTTTGCAGGTAAAACATATTCTGCTTTGCCTGTACAGGTTACTGGCTTTGATAAAAAAACACAGGGGACTTTGCCAAGACCTAAATTAAAAGTTTCAAATGTAAATAATGCCTTGTCAGCTTTTATTCAGCTTTATAATCCTTTGCAGGGTAAAGTTCAAAGAATACAGACTCATAAAAAGTTTCTTGATGCTGTAAATTTTACAACTGGTTTAAATCCACAAGCTGATTCATCAGCCATAGTTACAACAGATGATATTTGGTATATAGATAGAATTAGTGCAGAAAACTTAGAATTTGTAGAATTTGAATTATCACCGAAAATAAATTTGCAGGGACTTAGAATACCAAGGAGACAAATTACAGAACATTGTCCTTGGTTATATCGTGGAGACGAGTGTGGTTATAATGGCAATAAATGTTTCACGCTTGATGATGAATTAATAACTGGTGGCACATTAGCACAAAGAAAAGCGCAAGATAGATGTGGTCATAAATATTCAAGTTGTCAGCTAAGATTTCCTAAAGGCGAAAAAGGTGAACGTGACTTGCCATTTGGCGGGTTTATCAATGCAAGAATACAGATTTGAATAGTTTTAAATTAGCAGCAAAACAACACGCATTAGAAGAGGCACCAAAAGAAGCCTGTGGGATTGTTGTAAATGATATTTATTATCCTTGTACTAATATTTCTGATACACCAGAAGACAATTTTGCAATACATCCAAAAGATTTTTTAAGAGCAAGATCTAAAGGTAAACTTCAATACATTGTTCATTCACATCCAACAGGAGAACCAGCAAGTCAACCTGATATAGATGCTTGCAAGGCAACAAAAATAAAATGGTATATTTATATAAATACTACAGATAAATGGTTAACTATAAATCCTTAGTTGGCAGACAATGGCAATATGGAATTTTTGACTGCTATTCTATCGTGAGAGATTATTATAAATTACTTGGGATAAATCTTCCAGACTATGAAAGACCAGAAGATGTTGACACTTGTGAAAGTATTTTTTTAAAGGAATCAAATAAATTAAATTTTAAACAGGTAGATATAAATGAAAGGAAAACAAATGATGTTTTGGTAATGAGAATTTGGACAAAG